GTGCTTGCTGCGGGTGCTGATGTCGGTGCCGTCGCTGGCGCGCACGCCGTCGTAGTGGCGATCGCCCCACAGCGCACTGTCGGTATTGCCTACATCCGGCACGTAGTCGTTGCTGACTTCGTGGAACTCCAAAGTCTCGCGGTCCTGCACGAAGCGGCGCTTAGGCATGGCTACACCCCCGGCAGGCCGGGCAGATGCGGCATCGGCCGCGGTGCGTTGGGCGGCAGGCCGGCGCCCGGCGGCATGCCGGGAGCGCCCGGCGGTGGCCCGCCGGGTGGCGGCGGGCCACCGGGACCACCGCCGGGTGGCGGCGGTCCACCGGGCGGCGTTGGAGCCTGCGCCTGCATGCCCTGCACCGCCTGCGCGTTCTGCATGCTCCACATCTGCAACTGCTGCGCCGCCATCATGGGGTCGATGCCAAGCTCAACCAGCGTCTTGACCGCCTCGGCAAATTCCTTCTGCGCCCCGGCCCGGTTTTCCTCGGCCGCGGTGATTTCCTTTTTGTCGAACGGCGTCGGCGGCGGGGGCGGCGGCGGTCCCTTGGCCTTGTCGGCTTGGATCGCCTGCAGCGCCTGATCCAGCACGCCTTCGATCTGCTTGCCAGCTTTAAAGCCGGATGCGGTCCATTGCAGCATCTGGATCAGGAACGGTCCCGCGCTCGGCGATGTCTGCGTCAGTGGCAGCGCCGCTTGAATGAACCCGCTGATCGCAGTCAGGAACTCGACCCGCTGGCCTTTCTCAAGCTCCCAATCGGGAGCGGTCACGTTGTCGGCGCTGATCTTGACCCGCATGGCTACCGACGGGTCACTCTTGAGCAGCTTGACCGCCTCGGCGGCGAGCGCCTTGTCGGGCGTCTTGTCGATCTGCGAGATGTAGAGGATGGTCTGCGGTTGCCAGTGACGGCAGATGATTTCCGCGCGCATGCGGTAGTTGTCGGTGACGAAGCGCGCCACTTCCTCGCTGCCGCGGGCACCGCGGGCGCTGCCGAACTGCGCTTTCAGGCGCTGCGTGGTGGCGGTTTCCTTGGTCTGTGCCATGCCGCGCTGGATGTCGCTGATGCCCAGCAACTCGAACACTTCCTGCGATAGCGTCTGCTTGCGCTGCACCAGATACTGTAAGGCAGCGACTACAGTGTCGAGCGGCAACCAATCGACCTGCCCCTTGATGCCGCCCTTTTCAGCGAACATCGCCCAATTGTCCACCGGGATCAGTTGGTTCATCGCCGCTTGGTTGAGCATGCGCTGCACCCCTTCCGCCGCCTTGTCATAGACGCCGACCAGCTTTAAAGCCTCGGTCAGCATGCCGGTGCGGCTGGCGATCAGGTCAAGCTCGTCGTACTGGCTCTTGGCGTAGTCGTAGTCCGGCTTCGGGATGTACGCCTTGGTCAGCGCCGTCGCGCACAGCGGCCGGCGCACGGGGAAAAAGTCCTGCAACTGCAGCGGGTCTTGCTTGGCGTCGAGCAGCTTGTCATGCCCCTGCACGTACCAGTAGGCCCACTTGGTCGAGCCGCACCAGATTTCCCACACGTCAGCCATGTCCTCGGTCAGCGCCCGCAGCGGGTCGTCGTCGTTGGCCGCGCGCGTGACAGCCGATGACTTCAACGCCATCGGCACGCCCGCTGCAGCCTCGCCGAACCGCTTGCGCAGCGCGTCCGCGGTCATCGGCACCCGCCGCGCCACCCAGCGCCGCTCCTGCCAGCGGGTGCAGGGCGAGAACAGGAAGTCGGACCAGCGCACGTAGTCGATCGGCGCCCGTTCCTCGGTGATGATGGGGATGACCAGCGGAGCGCCGGCATCATCCATCACGCCGCCGACGGTGAAGTCCTGCGACTTGAACTCGTAGCGTGCCCATGACACGCCCATGCCGGCCACCAGCCGGTCGAGGATGCAATCCTGCAGCACGTAGTAGGGGCTGTTCTCAAGGTCGTCGGCCTCGAACTGGAAGATGCGTTCGAGGATCACCGCGGCGACCCGCGCCACGTCATCGCCGGGATCGAGATTGGCGCGATCGACATCCACCTTGGGTATCTGCCCGTACAGCGCGGCGAGCACCGTCTGCACGTTCGACCAGAACAGCGGGAAGCGCGACACGTCGCGGTTGTTGGCGGTCGCGTCCTGATCCGACAACAGGTACTTGCGCTCGATGGTCTTGGCCCGGTTGTGCCACTTCTGCAGCCACTTTTTCGACGCCGCGATTTCCTTGGCCCAATACTCGGGCGTGGCGTGCTCCTGCTGCTCGGGTGTAGGCGCTGCCTGCTGTTGCGGCGCCGGCTGCGGCTCGGCTAGGTACGGCGGCGGCTGCTGTTGCTGCGCTGGCGGCATGACGGGATCAGGCGGCATCGCGGTTCCTTGGGCGGCGTTAGATCGGGCTCGGGGCGCGTCAGCGCGTCCTCGAACAGTTCCTCGGGCGTCTGCTCCCGACTTTCCTGTTCCATCTGCTCAAACAGCAAGTCCTTGGCGACACTCATGTGCGCTCCTTACGCCGCGTCGCGGTCCTCGAACAGCCGGTTCAGGTCGAAGGCGTAGTTGGCCTCGACGCCCACGTCGGCGCTGGGCGGCGTCGCCGTGTTAGGCGTGTACGGCTTTAAAGCCACGGCAGCATAGCTGAACGCATCGCCGCTGTGCGAGTGCTCATCGTGCTCGGGCTCGCGCCCGAAGTTGTGCTTGTCCTCGTCGTAGCGGAAGTGCCACTCGCGCAGATGATGCAGGCCGGCGGCGCAGGCGGCGCGGTTGAAGCGGCAGTCGCGCATGAACACGCGCGCGGCGTTGAGGCGATCGGCGATCGTGGTCTGCGGCACCACGCTGTACTTGTCCGCTAGCTGGCTGTTGAGGAACAGCGTGACGACGGTGTGCCGGCTGCGGAACGTCTTGGCCCGCGCATCGTGCGGCAGATGCACGCAGCCGAGGCGCTGGCCGTGCGCGCTCCACGGTTTCGCCCTGATGCGCTCGATCCACTGCTCGGCGTCGAGCCCGGTCGCCTCGTCATGGTCGATGACGTTGAACCCGCCCAGCACCGGCTGTATCCACCACCACGCCGCAGCGTCGCGGAAGCCGATGTCGCTGAACAGTTCGATCGGCGCGCCTGCCGGGTCGTATAAGTCTGCGCCTACAATGCGGTGGTCGCGCTCGGCCTGCTCGATGTAGCTGCCGAGGATCGAGCCGACGTTGGCGGCGCTAAAGTCGCAATCGTACTCCTGCCGGTACAACTCATCCGGCATGGTGCGCCGTTCCTCGTCCAGCACGTCCTGCGGGATCAGGTGCGTGTCGTTGACGGGGTGGAAGGCGGCATACCACGCGGGCGCCTGCCGCGCGTGCTCGTACAGCGTGTGCGCGTGGTTGTAGCCCCGCGGCGTGGTGATGAACAGCAAGCTGCCGTTGTTCTCGGCGAGGATCGGGCGCACGAACTCGTACGCCTTCGGGCTGGTCAAGGCGTACTCGCTGAACGTCACATGGCGCGGGTTGGCGCCGACCAGCGCGTCGAAGTTGTCGGCACCGACGAGGCGCCACAGGCTCCCCGTGATTAGCTCGATCTTCATCTCATCCTCGATGCGCTTGCGCACGATCGAGGCGGGGAAGGCGATGTCGATGAGGCGCTGGCCGTCGCCCGTCAGCGCGTCCCACACCACCTTGCGCGCCTGCTTGTAGGTCGGCAGGCAGTGCCACACTTCGCAGCGCATGCGCAGCGCCTGCTCCAGTTCGATGAACAGGGCGACGCGATCCTTGCCGGCGCGCCGATGGGCGACGACGACGGCGCGCTTGCCGCCGTCGTGGAAGTAGTTACGCAGCGGACGCTGCCACGGGCGCGGCTTTAAAGTCACGTCGTAGGTTGGCCCCTGCTTGCGCCACGGTGGCTTGGCCCACGCCTTACCCATCGACGTTATCCGGATGTAGCTCCGCGACCGTGATGCCCTTGCCGCCGATCGCAGCGAAGTAGTTGTCGCGCCAGCGCGCGGCTGCAGCCTGCCACTCGGGCGTCTGCTTAGCCCAATCACCTTCCGACACGTTGGCGAGCATCACCCACAGCATCTCGGCCGCGTCGGTCATCTGCTTTAAAGCCGCGAGGCGCTGCACCAGCAGCACGCGCTTGGCCTCGTTCTCGGTCATCAGCGCGGTGTAGGCGAGGCTCGCGGCGCCCGCCTCATGCAGCGGCTGGTAGGCGGCGTCATTCATCGTCGTTGAGCATGCGGGTGACGATGGTGATGGGCAGCGCCGGGTCGCCGCCGATCAGCGTGGCCTGCAGGTCGGGCATCACCTTGCGCAGCAGCGCAACCGCCGCGGTGACTTGGTGCGGCTCGACGGCCTTGCTGCCATCGGCTACACGGTGCAGCAGCCGCACCAGCGTCAGCGCCTTGATGTGCTGCCGTGCACGCTCTGCGCTGGTGCTGTGCCCCGGCCGCGACTGCACCGGCCGACGCCCGCGCCCCGCTGGCAGCGGCTGCACCGTGCCGGGCCGCTCCTGTGAAACTGCTAACTGATTGATCGTCACCGTCTTTTGCATGGCGTGGGATTCTGCGCTGTCGGCGCCTGTCCGACAAGATTTGACGATGGTGGCTCGCGCCCACGCGCACGAACCATCAGAGATTCTAGGTACAGGTGTCCTATAAGCATGTACTACTTGTACCTAGAAAAGAATAGTATGTTCCGCGCGAGGCTCGCCAATTTTTCGTCAATTCCGGCGCACTCGATACCCAGCGCCGCCCTGCCCTTCCGACTCGATCTTGCCGCCCTGCGCCATTCGCATCAGCATCTTGCGCACGCCCAGCAGCGGCCGGCCCAGCAGGTCGGCGATGTCGGCTGCGCTGGTGTAGGCCGGGTAGCGCGGCGCCAGCAACAGCAGCAAGCGCGTCTGCAGCAGGGTGCCGCTGATTTCCCACGGTTTCATCTGCGAGCACTGCCAGCCGCCACCGGCCACCATTTTCTCGATCACGATTTCCTGTTCCTCGACCAGCTTGCCCTGCGCCCGCAGCACCCGGTAATTCATGGCGTGGTCCTTGTCGGCCTCGTCCATGCCGCGCAGGTCGGGGCGTTCCATGTACACATTGGCATGCGAGCCGCCCGTGAGCCCGTAGCTGCCGCTGATCTTGGCCTGCCACTCGTCATGCTTGCCCTTGTTGGCGTGGTGAATCACCACGATCGCCACTTCCGGATGCAGCAGGGTGAAGTCGGCTATGTTGCTGATAGCTACATAGTCGCGGGCATAGGCGTTCTTTTTCGCATCCTCGGCCAGTTCATCCCGCACCCGTGCGAACAGGTCCACGATGATGAGCTTGGCGCCCTTGTCGATTTCCTCGGTCATCGCGGCCAGCGCGCCGTCGCCCGTGTGCATCGACAGGCGGAAGTGCAGCGGCGCCTTGGCCGTCACGCTGTGCGCCTTGGCGATCGCCTGCATGCGCGGCTTGATGAGCGTCGGCCACTGCTCTAGGTCGAAGTAGCAGACCCGGCTGGCATTGGTCTGCCGGTCGAGGAACGGCTTGCCCGCGGCTACACACAGCGCCATCTGCAGCGCCAGATAGCTCTTGCCCGCTTTCGGCGGCGCCGCCAGCAGGGTCAGCCCCGGCGCGATCAGGTCGGCCACCAGCCAGCGCGTCGCCGGCAGTGTTGCCGCATCCAGTTCGCCCATCGAGAACGCATCCGGCATGTCGCCCGGTATCGTGCGCGCCGGCTTGACGATCGGCGCTTCGGGCGGCGGATTTAAGTCGAACTTCGATCCGCCGATAGTGCTTGCGGCCTGCCGCGCCATGTGGATCAGGCTCCCCAGCGTGACCGGCGCCGCCGCCCCGGCATGGGTGCGCTCGAATGAGGCCCAGCGCGTCGCGGCGTGGCCGGCGGTGTAGCGGGGCTCGCCGCGGGCGTTGACGCAGCCTGCCGCCTTGGCGCTCCACCGCTCCCACAGGTCGAGCCCTTCGGCGCTGCCCTTGCTGGCGTGGTGGATCGCCATGCCGACATGCAGCCACTGCTCATGCCCGCAATCGGCGGAAAGGGCCGTCAGAGCCTCTGCAATCGCTTGGCGGGCCAGCAGCCACGTGGTAGTAGCCTTGCCGGTCGTTGGCGCGCTTGTGGGCCGTTCTGGAACGGCTGGCGTGACCAGCCGCAAGGCCGGCCGCGGCAGCAGGGCCAGCAACGGCGCCGGGTTGACCGGCCGCGGCTTGACCCGGCCGGCCAGCGCCTGCCCGGTCATGGTGAAGTAGCGCCCGCTGTGGTACGCCTCGGCGTGCTCGTTCTGGCGCCCGTTGCGGAAGTCGGCGCCGGCCCAAAAGCCGATCAGGTGCAGGCCCGCGCCCGACGGCGATGTCTCGGCGTACAGCCCGTCGGCGATGCCGGCCGTCACCACGTCGCCGACCCATGCCGGCTGCAGCAGGCGCCCGCCACCCGGCGGCACGCTGACGACATGATCGAAGTCGAGCCCGTACCAGCCGGCGCCCAGCGCGAAGCCGAAGCCAGAGTAGTAGCCGGGATCGGCGTTGAAGGCAGCGACTGCTGCCTTGTAGTCAACCAGCCGTGCAGTATCGCGTGTGGTGTCCAGCTTGCCGTTGCGCTTCAAGCGCAGGCCGGGTTCGTGGGCGTAGTAGGGCACCTTGTCGTCGCGCCACAACAGCCAGCGCGGCGCCCGCCGCAGGTACAGCGGGAAAGTCGGTGTAGGTGGTGTATTCTGTTGTCGCGCTGCATTGGACATGGCTCTCTCTCTCGGTTCGATGTGGTGATGGTTCACGTCAGTGCTTCCGTAGTGGGGGGTAACGACGGCAGTGCTCGCGCTCGGTGCTACTTGACGGCAGCACCGGGCGCTTTTTCTTGCGCAAGCGGATTACTTGCGGAAGTAGGGCGCGCTGTCAGTCTCGACAGCGAGCGGCAAGCCGCGCGCCCACACGGGTAGGTCGAGCATACGCTGCTGCAACGCGCGTGCAAGATCGAGCGCCGTTGATTGTTTCCTATTCGGCGCCTCGGCGATCAACTCGTCATGCACGTGGCCGATGATGGGCAGGCCATCGCTGACGCAGGCCACGATCGCGGCCCGCAGCAGGTCGCCACAGGTCGCTTGGGTCGCGTTCTCGGCCAGCGTGCCGTGCCACATGGTTGCCCGCGGCCATTCCTTCACGTTGGCCTTGGGCTTCCATGCTGCCTTCATGTAGGTGATCTTGCTTTGGTCGCCCTGCCACTCGAACTGTGCGAACGGATAGCGCAGCACCCGCCCGCTCGGCAACTGCATGGCAAGGCCGAACTCGTCGGCGGCGAAGTTGACGCGCTGCGCCGGCACCCACACCAGATCGCGCTTGCGCATGGCGATGTAGGCGGCAGCTTCAAGCTCCGACCACCATGCCGGCGCCCACGGGTTCGCGTTGCGCCAGTTCCACACTACCTGCTGCGCGTTGACGATCGGCACGCCGTAGTTGCGGCTCATGTGGGCGAGCGCGTTGGGACCGCCGCCGTAGCCCAGCGACAGCACCACCACCTTGCCGGCCTGCCGGTTATCCAGCAGCCCGGCGGCGCGGGCCTGCTCGACGTAGGGGTCGCGGCTCTCGTCGGCCCACAGGGCAAGGTAACGCTTGGCCCCCGGCCCCGCCAGCCACGGCAGGCCGCGCGCCTCGACGGCGTTCCAATCGGCGCGGGTGATGGCGCCCTTGACCGAACGGATGGCCGGCCGCAGCATCGACTTTAAAGCCGCCAGCACGCTGCCGCCCAAGTCGCCGCGCTTGAGGATCAGCGCCCGCAGCTTGACCGGATCGTCGGCCACCAGCCGCGGGAAGTTGTGCAGTTGTGCGCCCGTCGATGAAAAGCGGCCGGTCTGCGAGGCGCCGTTCATCACGAAGGCGCCGCGCAACCGGCCGTCGGCGCTGACCCGGTTGAGCATGGTGCCGAACTTGGACACGCTCGACATGGCGGCATCCTCGGCCGCTTCGATCGCGGCGATGACATCATCACTGAACGCATCGGCGTCGAGTTCGAGCGCGTCGAGCAGGTTGCCGCGCACGCTGTTGTCAAACGACAGCGCCCGCCGGGTGGTGGCGCCGGGCGCCCGTGCCAGCGCCCCGTAGGGGTCGCCTTCGAACGCGCCTTCGTGGCCGCGCCCGGCGGCACCACGCCCGCGCGCCGCCGCGGCAAGGTTGAGCCCGGCCACGTCCACCCGCGTCACTTCCATCAGGTGCTTGTAGGGGTCGGTCAGGCGGTCGTAGACCCATTGCGTCAGCTTGATGCTGCGGGCGGTGTTGATGCTGCCCCCGGTGAGCGCCTGAATCCGCGCAGTGGCCTCGGCCGCGGCCTGCTCGGCGTACACCAGCGCCGCCTCGCACAGTTCGGTGTCGATCGGCAAGCCGCGGTCGTTGATGGTTTCGCTGGCGACGTACAGCGCCTGCGCTTCCTCGGTCAGCGGTGGCATGCCGTTGGACATCTCGCGCATCACTGCCACGTCCTGCGCGCAGTAGCGGGCGAACTCGGCCATCAGGCTCGGGTCGTCGTTGAAGCGGCCATCGGCCTGCGGCACCGACAGCAGGCGGATCAACTCGCTGCCGCGGCGATCCTTGCGCCCGCTGGTGCCCAGCATGTGACTCGCTGCTTCCAGCGAGCCGGCCAGCGCGACGGCGCGGGCCTGCGTGGCGGTGCAGTACCAGCGCCGCGGATCGAGCACGGCCGGGAAGCGCACGCCCAGCACGTGCCGCTCGAACGCGGCATTGTGGGCGGTCAGTTGCACCCGCCCGTTGGGTTTTGCCAGCACGCTCATCAGGTCGGCCGGGATCGGCTGGCCGCGGTGCCACGTCTTGATGGCGTTGTCGGCCAGTGCGTAGCAGACGATCAGGATTTCAGTGGATGGGTCTGCGGCATAGCGGTAGACGCCATGCTTGAGCAGGTCACAACGCGAACGGGTTTCGATGTCGATCCAAAACGGTTTCATGGCTATTCGCCTTCCGTTGAAAACTACGAGGAAAAAGGGCTCGCGCGTCGAGTACAGTCTGACGCGCGAGCACAGGAGTCTAGCGCAGAAAAGGGACTAGCGCCGCGCCGGTTTGGTGGCCGGTTTGGCTTTGCCCTTCGCCGCTTTTGGCGGCGCTGTAGGCGTTCCCTTGCCCTTCACCGGGGCCGTGGGTGCGCCGACAAGCTCAAGCGTGATCCACCGCTCGATGGTGAATACGGGCGTGTAGATGAAACCGTACTTGTCGTGCTTGTACTTGTCGTTGCTTAACGTGACGATCGCCACGCACTGCGGATCGCCTGCGGCCAGCCGGGCGCCCACTTCCTTCGCCAGCACCCCGACCGCGGCCTTGCCGCCGTAGGACGACGTGCGGTACAGCACATCCTCGTCGCTGCCGAGAATCCGCAAGTGCATGCCAAGCTGATCTTCCCAGCCCTTCGTGCTCGGCTCGGTCAGCGGGGGGTTCGTCGGCGGCGGGGTGGTCAGCGGCACGAAGCTCTCGCCCAGCCGGTTGCTGTTCATGCCCCACGCGATGCTGCCGTGGCCGAAGCCTTCCGGATTGATGGCGAACTCGGTGCCGTCATCCACGGGCGCCTGATCGGCGCCGATGCCCCACACGCCGTCTTTGCCCATGCGCAGGAACATGCCGCCGGGGCTCTGCTCGCGCGCCACGGTCTGCAGCGCGGTCGCCAGCGCGGCGCGGTTGGCGATACTGCCGTTGCCCCCGAAGGGGACCATTTTGTTCATGGTAGGTAACTCCTTTAAAGTCAGGTCAGGTTTAGACACGGTACTGCAGGTTAAGCAACGCTTGGGCCAGCACGGGCTGCTCTTGCGTGCTCTCGGGCGCGACGTAGTTCTCGTCACGCACCAGATTCTGTCCGCTCGGGGTCTGGTCGATGTAAGGCGCCAGCACCACCGGGATCGTCTTGAATTTCTTTTGCACCTGTGCCGGCGACAGCAGCCGGCGCTCGGTGACGACAAGGCGGTGTTCCTTGCCGGTGCGGAGCACTTCGCGCTCGTCGGTCCACTTGCGGGTGGCGCGCTTGTCCACCAGCTTCCAGCCGGGGATCGGGACGCCGCTGGCGATACGTTCGTGCGCCATCGCACGCAGGGCCGTGATCCAGCCTTCGATCACGTCGGCCTTGCCCAGCCACTCGGCGAGTTGTTCGACCGGCAGGGGGTTCTGATCGGCCGGCGCCGGCAGCGCCGTCGCCAGCCCGCGCAGCGCCGGGCAGGTCGGCTTGACCGGGCAGAAGCGGCAATGCTCGCCGGGGTGGAACGGCGCGTCGGTGCGCTTGGCCGCGAGCATGGCTTGCAGCAGCTTGACCCGCCATTGGTCGATCTGCGCGATGGTGTAGCCGACGCCGCGGATCGGCGCGTCGCCCACGAACAGCGGCTGCACGATGTGCAGGTTGACATGCTCGATCGGCTGCTGGGTCGGATCGTCGGCTACCAGCGCGCACACCATCGCGGCGTAGGTCAGCAGTTGCGGGTTGTCGATGGCCTCGACCTTGATGCCGCGTCCGCCCTTGAAGTCCACCACGTCGAGCGTGCCGTTGTGCACACTGAAAAAGTCGATGGTGCCGAATAGCTCGGCATCGTGGACGACGCGCTGCTCGACCCGCCACAGGGTCGCCCCGCGGCGCAGGTTCTTGCAGAATTTCACATAGGTGGCGATCGCCGCGCGCTCGTCGGGCTCCAACTTCACGCCCGGCAGCGCCGCCGCGTACACGTCCATCTGCGCCAGCGTGTTGATGATGGCGTAGGCGGCTAGTTCGTGCAGCAGGGTGCCGCGATCGGCGTAGCTGGAGCTAGGGGCGGGGGGCAATGCCGCGGCGCGCAGATGCGAGGCCGGGCAGGCGATCCAGCGTTCGGACGCCGATGGCGAGAAAGCGGCATGTAGTGACACGTCAGGTACTCCCTTTATCAAGTCAAGTCAGTAGGAAGCCGGATAATAAACGCGGCCGGCCGGAAACGCAAGGGGCCGGGTTGTAGGGTACTTTAGGTGAGCTTTAAAGTGTTAGCCTACATTGTAGGTGTTGACTGGCATGGATTCTGCATTGTAAGCTCCTGTCTGCACCCCCAACCACTACGGAGTACCGGAACCATGAAAACCCTGATTGTCAGCACCCCCGTCGGCCCCTTCAACCGCAAGACCGATTCGCGCTACACCTTCGTCAACGTGTGGGCGTCGCCTCGCGCCGCCGCAGTCGCCGCCAGCCCCAACCCCTACCGCGGGGGCGTCGATGGCCGCTGGGTCAAGGATCGCGGCTTCGCCGTCACGTGGCACGGCAGCGAAGCCAACGCGCGCAAGGCCGCGGCTGGCGGCTACCAATGGGACAACGCCGCCACGCTGGTCGGCACCTTTCCGGTGGACGCGCTGCCGGAGTGACGTTCCGCGGCGGCACAATGTGACGTAAGGCGTCACCTACAGTGTAGGTGGCGCCATCAACTGAGGAGTACAAAGCATGGCAAAGCGCACCCTTCCCCGCGTCACCATCAGCAACATCAATGCGGCCATCAAGGCCGCGGGCGGCGAGCAGGAACTGATCCGCGGCAATGGCTACTTCTACTTCGTGGGCGGTGACGCGCTCACGTGGCCGCGGTCGTCGGTCTACGTCAACTGCTTGGCCGTGTTCACCGTGGCCGAATGGGTAGGCGAATGGCAGTACCTGCAGAAGCTGGCACGCTGATTGCTTTAAAGTGTAGGCACCCCCTACAATCCCCACTACGAAGGAAATGAACATGAACTGGAAGAACGCCGTCACCGTCGCAACGTCCATCACCCCCAAGCTGGCGGTCGTTGCCGGCGCCCAGCCCAGCGCGGTCGAACTGCGCGCCGCGGCCGATCGCTTCGACGCCCGCAAGGATGCCTTCGCCGCCGGCAAGGGCGCCACGTGCCGCGACATCGCCGGGCGCGTCGATAACGGCGGCTACGCCAGCGCCAAGCAGCAGGAGTTCGCTGCCAAGCTGGTCGAGTGGTCGAAGCCGCGCGATACGACGGCGCCGATCGTGACGGCCGACGCCGAAGTGACGCTGGCGATCGTGCAATTGAAGGCCGCTGCGACCGCCTACACAGCCGCGGGCAAGACCCGCACCGCCGCGACGTGCGCGGACATCGCCGACAAGCTGGTGAAGTACGGCAGCTTCGCCAGCGAGGCGCAAAAGGCGTTCGGGCTGCGGCTGGTGTACGACGCCCCCGGCGCCGTTACCAGCACCACCCCGGCGCGCGACGCCGGCCTGTCGGTCGCCAAGCTGTTCGACGTGATGCAGAAGCACGCCAAGCTGGTCGCGGGCGAGTTGCAGTTGAGCCGCAAGAACGCCGACACGCTGTGCTGGATCACGTGGCGGGGCGCGCTGGTCGGCAAGATCGAGAACGGCATGGCGATCGTGTGGAAGGGCAAGGCCGGCGCCGATCGTGACGCCATCCTGACGCTGCTGGCCGAGTTCGACATCGACCCGCTCGCCGCCGCGGTCAAGTACGGCAAGCTGTCGGGCCGCTGCTGCTCCTGCGGCGCCGACCTGACCGCCGATGACTCGATCGCCGCCGGCATCGGCCCGATCTGCCGGTTGAAGTTCTGATGCTCGCGCTGCTGATCTTCGTCGTGGGGTTGATCCTAATACTGCTAATCAACCCTGATGGGCTGTAGCCAACGCCTTTAAAGCGTTGGCACGGTTCTCGCTTTACATCTGGTACAGGCGCCTGCTACATTACACCCGGCGCCTGCACCCGACCCTAAACTGACCTGAAAGCTACAAATGAAAAAGCAAGCAGTCCTGTGCGGCATGATCGACCCGAAGCTGGTGCTCCACCGTGAGCAGTGGCTGACGCAGGCCACCATCATCATCCGGAGCGCGTGGGCCAAGCTCGGCGTGGACGTGCCGGCCGATGTGAAGATGGCCTGCGGCTTCCCCGGCGGCGGCTCGCCCCGGCGCCGCATCGGCGAGTGCTGGCCCCGTGCGCGCAGCGCCGCGGGCGTCAACGAAGTGATGATTTCCCCGGTGCTGGATCAGCCGCTGGTGGTGCTCGACGTGCTCGGGCACGAACTGCTGCACGCCGTCGATGACTGCAAGAGCGGGCACGGCGCCGCCTTCACCAAGGCCAGCAAGGTCGTCGGCTACACGGGCGGCAAGCACAGCAAGGTCGAGCGCGCCGACGCCCACGCGCTGATGGCGGCGATCCTCGCCAAGCTCGGCGCCTACCCGCACGGCAAGGTCGCGCTGGTGGCGAAAAAGCGCAACGCCTCGCACGGGCTGCACAAGCTCGAATGTGGCTGCGGCAACGTCAGCTACATGACCGCCAAAAAGATCGAGGAACACGGCTGGCCGACGTGCGGATCGTGCGAGCAGGAAATGATGCTGCAGTCGGAGCGCGAGAAAAAGAAAGTTGTTGAAACCATCTGACCCAACCGGGCCGCGTGAGCGGCCCCACTACCGGAGCTTTAAAGTGGCAGGAACCCAATTGCACGTGACAGAGCACGCCGTCGGCAACAAGCTGGTGCGACAGGCGTATGTGACCAAGACCGCGGCGCTGGCGAACGCCCGCGCCCGCGTCCTCGACGCCGATGTCGCCACCGTGGCGGTGTGGCTGTACCAGAGTGAACTGGACGCCCGCGGCGCCCTGATGGAGTCGGTCGCCGGGCGCGAGTGGTACGAGTCGCGCACGCTGACCTGCGTGGTGGCGAAGAAAGCCGTGCGGGTGACGAAATGAAGTGCGACGGCAACCACGGTGGTCCACCCTGCGCCGATCCCGAATGTTGGGCGCGACCCGCACCCACTTACCGCATCACCCGCATGTGCTGCCGCTCGGGACACTGCCTGCGCTGTCAGGCCGTGGCTACCGGGAAGCCGCGCAAGCGCATCGTGCAGGCCACCGGCCTGTCCGAAGCAACCGCGCGCAAGTTCCTGCTGGGCTGGCGCGATTTCACCCCCAAGATGGAAAAGGAAACGACGTGAGAGACTTAATCCTCATCAAGCAGGACGGCACCCGTGTAGTCATCCCCTACAAGGCCACCCCGCCGGAAGTGCAAGGTCGTGCGGTGGTGCGCTGGCTGGTGAAGGGCGGCTGGCGCGTGTCCGAAGCGGCGATGCACATCGGCGCCATGCCGAAGGGCAAATTGCGCAAGTTGTACCAGCGGCTCGTCATGCTGGGAATCATCAAACAGGAGCTAAAGCCATGAACTGCAGCATCTGCAAGAATGAATTTGAAGGGCTCGGCCGCACGGCTCGGCCGCTGTCGCAGGAACCCTGCTGCGACGCCTGCGCCGATGCCGTGGTAGTCCCGCTGCAGAGCGGCCGGCTGGTGGCGCGCAACTGCGCCCAGCAGATCGCGGAGTTCGCCCTGCTGCTGGCGCGCCAGCGATCGCGGCTGGCGCCGCTCGACCGCGCCGCGGTCAAGGATATGGCGCTACTGGCCGCGACCGCGATGGTGGCGCAGGCGGTCGAGCGCATGGCGGCACCGCCGGTCCTGCTGGCATCGCCCCGGCCGCACCGCTCGATGGCAGGGCCGCGCCGTGGCGCGTGAAGCGGCCCTAGAGGCTCGCTGCTGCGCGCTGGCGCGGCGGCTGGGGTGTACCCCCATCAAGCTCGGCGGCTTCGTTGTGGGCCTGCCTGACCGCATCTTCCTGCTGCCGGGCGGGCGCACGTGGCTGGTCGAGTTCAAGGCGCCCGGCGAGCCCGTGACCCCGCGGCAGAAGCATGAGTTCAACCAGCTTTGCGAGCTAGGGCACCCGGTCAGCGTGATCCCGTACTTTGCGTGGTTCAAGCGCAACCTGCTGGACCGGCTGGAGCCGCCCCAGCGGCCGACGCAATTGCGGCTTGACGTGACGTAAGACGGCACCTACAATACACGCCGGCCCTGCAGCTTGGGGCTGGCACGCTTCTGGCTTTACTGACTGTAGGCACCACCTTACAACCCACTACGAGAACCAAACCATGATCCCTTACACCCCGCACCCGTACCAGATCAGCGGCATCCAACTGATCGCCGGCCGCAACAACGGCGCCCTGCTGCTCGATCCGGGCCTCGGCAAGACTTCGATGTCGCTGGGCGCCTTCCTCGTGATGAAGGAAGCCGGCGCGGTCCAGCGCATGCTGGTCATCGCCCCGCTGCGCCCGGCCCGGCTGGTGTGGCCGGCCGAAGTCGCCAAGTGGGCCGACTTCGCCCATCTGCGGGTGTCGCTGGTGCTCGGCTCGGCCGCGCAGCGCAAGGCGGCGTTGAAGGCCGACGCTGACATCTACGTGGTGAACTGCGAGAACGTGGCTTGGCTGTTCGAGGCCGACACGTGGGGGCTGCTGGGCGATCGCGCGCCGGAAATGCTGGTGGTCGATGAATCGACGCGCTTCAAGAACCCGTCGAGCGTGCGCTTCAAGGCACTCAAGGATCATCTCGGCAAGTTCGCCCGCCGCTACATCCTGACCGGCACGCCGACGCCGCAGTCGATCGAGGATTTGTTCTCGCAAGCCTACATCTGCGACGAAGGCGCCGCGCTGGGCAAGTACATCACCCGCTTTCGCCGCGAGTTCTGCATGCCGGAATCCATCCACGTCGGCGGCGGGCGCGTGATCCAGAAATGGCACCCGAAGAAAGACGCCGCCGATCGCGTGTACGAGCGCGTCAACGGCATGGCGCTGCGGCTCAAGGCCGAAGATCACCTGTCGATGCCGAAGCTGATCGACAACCGCATTGAAGTCGAGCTTCCCGCACCAGCCCGCGCGCAGTACAAGGCGCTGGCGAAAGACCTGTTCCTCGCCACGGGCGGCGGGCTCACGATGGCGCCCGCCAACGCGGCGGCGTGCCTGATGAAGTTGCGCCAACTCGTCAACGGCACCGCTTACGCCGACGACGAGCACAAGCAGCAGGCCACGGTGGCGATCCACACCGCCAAGCTCGACGCGCTGGCTGATCTGGTCGAGGAACAGCAGGGCACCCCGCTGCTGGTGGCGGTGTCGTTCCTGCACGAAGTGAAGGCGATCCGCGCCGCGCTCGGCGACGACAGCATCCCCTACCTTGGCGGCGGCGTGTCGGCGACGGCGGCTGACGACATCGTGGCGCGCTGGAACCGCGGCGAGCTTCCGGTGCTGCTGGTGCATCCGACCAGCGTGGCGCACGGGCTCAACCTGCAGGCCGGCGGGCACTGCGTGGCGTGGTTCGGCCTGACGTGGAACCTTGAGGAATATGACCAACTGAATCGCCGGGTGTACCGGCAAGGGCAGACCAAGACTGTAGTCATCCACCACATCGTCGCCCGCGACACGGTGGACGGCGCCATCCTCGACGCGCTGCAAGCCAAGTCGAGCGCACAGCAAGCCATTCTCAACGTCCTGAAAGGGCAAGCATGAAAAGCGACAAGCCAGTGAAGCTCCCCCGGCAGATGCCGGGGGGTGTCAAGACCAACAAGCACCCGCTGCTGTGGCTGATCGACAACAAGCTCGGCGAGCGCAGCAAGCGCCAGTTGGCGATCGCCATCGGCGTGCGGGCACAGACGCTGTACGGCTGGGAGCGCATGGCGGAACAGGAACCGCGCCACTTCCTGCTGCCGGGTCCGCGTGCACGCCAGATCGCAGCCTACTTTAAAGTGCCGCCGGAACTGCTGCGGCCGGACCTGTGGGGCGCGTAACCCCATGCACCAAAAGCAAAGCGGGCCGGTGTGACCCGGCCCGCCCAGCACTCACCAACAACCCCGCGAAGGAAAGGTAATGAGCATTGAAATTGTAACGCAACCGAACAGCGTGCGCCCGTTCCGCTTATGGGACGCGACCGCCAAGGTGCAGATGCGCTGGCGCTATTACGCCGACAAGACCCGCGCCCACAACGCCGCGCTGATCGAGGCCCGCTGGGCGGCGATTGGCGTCAGCGTCGAAGTGTTCGACGTGCGCAACGGCAAGCTGCTCGGGCAGTACACCCGCCGCGCCACCACCGTCACCTTTATGAACGGGGGCGCCAAGTGAGGAAGAACCGCGCCCACGTGATCGTGTGGGATCACAGCAACCGGCTGGTGCTCGACCTGCCCCGCGGCACCATGCTGTCCACCCTGTCGGACGGCACCCTGCGCGCCACCGTGCCGGTGCCGCGGGAAGCAGCGACGGCACCGAATCAAATCATCGTGGACTGCGTTGGCCGTCCGCTCATCACCAAGGAGCCTGAATAATGCCCGCATGGACCCCTGAACGGCTGGAAAAATTCCGGCGGACAATGGCCGAGAAAAAGGCCGTCCGCGAAACCACGCAAAGCATCCCGCTCGACGCGATCCCCGGCCGCAAGCCGAAGCGCGGCAAGCGGAAGGCGAAGCCTACAGCGAAGCAGCAGGCCCGCCAGCGCGTCAACGGCGTGCTGTCGATGCACGCCGAAGTGGACGCCAAGACCGGCGAGTTGTTGCTGGTGTTCGGCCCGCTGCGGGTGCCGCTCAAGGTGCGGGGCTGACGATGGCGGAAGAACCGATCGAAGCGGAGTTCATCGAAGTGATGAACAACATCGCCAAGGCGCTCGACCATACTTTCAATGGTCGAGCGCCGCTCGGCGAGCGCACGGTCGGCTTCGTGCTGCTGGCGTTCAAGTTCGGCACCGAAGGCCGGGTCAACTACATCAGCAACGCCAACCGCGCCGACATGCTCGCCGCCATGAAAGCGTTTATCGCGCGCGCCGAAAGCGCGCAGGCACACTAACGGATGCGCAAGGCCGGGAACGTCAAGCTCCCGGTCAGCATCGAGATGAGGATGACCACCGCCGCAAGGCAGAGAATGACCATCGCAACTTTGTTGAATGGCTCGGGCAAGGCGATCTTGCCCAGCAGCCACCACAGCAGGTAGAACACCAGCCCAATCACGATCACCGCAACCAGCAAGCCAAGCAAGTCCATCACTGCACCCCTTCGTCTGCTTTCTCTCGCAACGCATCCTGCAGCGAGAGCCCGACGCCGGCCACGCCGAACAGCGGGCCGTATTTCTTACTCCAATTCTTTGCCACGTAAGCCGCCTGTTCCGGCGTGGCGTCGCGCACCCAATCGAACACCGCGGAACGCTGCAGCGTTTTCAAGCCGACGCCGCTGGTCTTGACGTTGGGCGACATCGAATCGAACGCCGCCTTCAACTCACCCTGCCCGGCCGGCTTGCCGTCGAGCGTGAAACCAAGGTCGGGATCGAACGCCATGCGTTCCGGCTTGCCGCCGCCGCGCACTGCCCGCTTTAAAGCCTCGTCACTCTCGGAGCGCCAGATTTCCGGTCCCTTGGCGTATTCCTCATGCGCGCGATAGGCGCCGGGGCGCACGGGCGGCAGGTCGCCCGACATGGTGCCGGCCAGCCCCCGCGGGTTGATGCCGGTGCGGGCGTAGTTGCTGTTGGCGTTGGCGAGCACGCGCAGCGCGTTGATGTCGGTGAGACTGCCGCCGCCGATCCGGTAGCCTTCGTGGGCGGCGTGGTTGAGCAGTATTTGGTACAGCATCGCACCATAGCCGCCCTTGCGGCTGGCGCCCGCGTACACCGACGCAGGCTCGTCCATCGTCACGTCCATCTCGGTGCCCTTGGGTGCGGTCATGCGGATCGTTTCCGGCCCGCCACCCCCGCTGTCGTTCTGCCACGCTTCCTCGCGCGCTTCATCAAGGCGCTGGAAGTAGCTTTCCTCGTCATGCGTCAGGTCGGTCTTGAGATCGCCGCTTTCGTCATACATGCGCTCGCCGCCGCGGCTCAAGCGCGGCTCGTACTTGGGATCGCCACCACCGCCCCAGCGATCGGCCGGCGTGCGCCGTAGCTCATGCCCCAGCGCAGTGTATTTCTTGGGCTGGCCGGCATGGCTGGTGACGCCTTCAATGTACTTGACATTACCTTCCTCGTCGTACACCGGGTAGTCGCCAACATCGTGCGTTTTCTTGTCCTCGATAATGTCGCCATGCTCGTCGCGCATCATCTCGCCGCGACCGTGCCGCAGCGGCTCGGGGTCCACGTCGATGTGCTCGTAGTCGGATGGGTCGAACTCGGCGGCATCACCGCCGCGGCGCTCGATGTCTACATCCACGTTGGCGCGACGGCCATACACGTCAGCGTAATCTTCCAGCGAACCGTGGCGACCGACTTCCCCGGTGCGCCGCGGATCGACGCCATACTGGAACAATTCGGGGTTATCGCGCCCGCCTTCATAGAAGGCTTCCACTGCTTCACGGTTCATCGCCGGATCGCCGCGGCGCAACTCGCGCTGCAGGCTCGGCCGCTGCAGGCCCAGCCGCATCGCCGCGTTGCGCGCCCCGGCCTGCGGCGTCAGCGGTTCGAGGCCGGGGATCAACTGCTGGTGCTCCCAGCTTGGATCGACGTTGCTGATGCCGGGCAAGCCTTTCTGCTGGCGTAGCTGCTGCAGGTCGGGGTGCTCCTGCCACGGGGTCGGCGCTTCGACGCCGGCCACTTCGGGGTGCCCCTGCCATGCCGCGTTCATGTCGAGCGGTGGCAGCGGCGCCGCCGGGTGCCCCAGCAGGTCGCCACCGCCGGGTGCCATCTGGCTGACGGCGCTGTGTGCCGCGTTCTGCGCCGCTTCCATCGACGCGCCTTCCTGCAGCGACCGCAGCGCGACATCGCGCGCCCGCTCGTACACCGCATTGACCTGTCGGCCGTCGGCGCGGCCGTCGGCGTTAGGTCCGTTGTTCCAGCGATCGACCGCACGGGTGCCCAACTGCGACGCCCGCATTTCTGCCAGTGACACGCTGCCAGCCGGCCGCGTCGGCGGCGGCTCGGGCGTCCAATCATCCAGCGGCGGCTCGTTCCGGCGTTCCTGCACGTCGCGCAGCGCGTCAGCGCGCGACATCGACATGGGCGGCTCGTCGGCGAACGCCGTTGGCGCCTCGACACCCGCGCCGGGCGGCGCCTGCTGGTAGCGCGAGCCGCCGGGGGCGAAGTCGGCATAGCTTTGCAGATGCGAGTCCTCTAGCTCGCCGCGGTGCATCTGCTCGATGCGCGACTCGAACACGCGGCGCAGCCCCGCCGACAGGCGCCCTTCGCGTTCCAACTGCCCCATGTAGGCTTGCGCGCCCATGACGGCACGGGTCTGCAGGTCATCCGGCCGCGCCGCCGCGCTCTGCCCGATGAACCCCGGCTCGGCGTCCCGCACCGCCTCGTCGCGCAGCGCGCCGGTCAGTTGCGCGGCGTGCGTGGACAGGCCCGGCGCAGGCGTGCCCTGCCCGGTGTCGCGCAGGTCCAGCGTGGTGTTGTTGAACGGCGAGCCGCCCTGCCGCGCGTTCGCAGCGTGCTGCTGCTCGATCGCGCGCTGCTGCAACCAAGCGCGCTCGTTCAGCGCGACGGGCCGCGACGCGATGCCGCGGCCGACTGCCAGCGCCTGATCGAAGCTGCCCCCGGCCGCGATCGCCTCGGTGACGCCGCGCATTACCTGTTCTCGCAGCACGTCGTACTGGCTGCTGCTGACGCCTTGCATGGCGCGCTCGACCACACTGGACGCGATCGGCTGGGTGAGCGGGTGGCCGCTGGCCGGCAGCGGCTGACCGCCGCGTGCTTCCCGATCGCGGGCGATGCGCGCCGCCAGCAGGTCATGTCCGGATGGCCGCGGCTCGGCCGGCGGCAAGGTAGCGTTGGGCGCGTGCTCGCGCAGTGCCGCCACCGCCGCCTCGCGCCGCGCTGCGCTCGCGGGCGTGGGGTTGGCGTTGTGCGCCGCGTCAGCCTCGCGCGCCGCGTTCAGCAGGTCCATCGTGGTCGGCGCAGCCGCGGGCGCCACGCCCCCGATGGCGGTATGCGCGGCAGCTTGCGCTTGATCGAACGAGCCGCCTTCGCGGATCACGTCACGCGCCGCCGCGACGGCGCGCTCGAACAGTCCGCGCGTCCCTTCGGTGCCCGGCCGCATGCCAGCTTCCTCGGCCGCGCGCACCGCCCCCAGCGCCGCCCCTTCGGCGCTTGGCGTCGCCGCAGCCCCGCCAGCGGCCCTAGCGGCCTCTGCAGCAGGCGCAGCGGCCTCGCCAGCCCCTACCACCCGCTCGGCCGCTTTAGCCGCCTTGCCGGCCGTTTTAACCCCCGCCTCGACCGCGCCGACCGCGCCCTTGGGGCCGGGCAGGATCGCCGGCACCGCCGCCGCGGCGGCGCCCAGCACAGGCGCCACTTCGCCCAGCGGGTCGGCGATGCTGCGCCGCCACGCTTCGCTGTAGGGCTCGATCAGCTTGCCGACGTGGCCCAGCACCTGTTTCGCCTCGGGGCTGTCGGACGGGTAGGTGAACCGCTTGGTGGTGCGCTCGCTGTCCTCGACCCCGCGGGCGACGCCGGCATCCACCGCCGCGCCCGCGTCGCCATCCTGTGCCAGCGCGCTCAAGCCGGCGCGGGTGCCGCTGGCGAGCCCGTGCAGACCGCCAAGGACTTGCCCGGTGATGCCGGTGGTGAGCGTGGCGGCAGCTTCCGGCGCGCCGCGCAGGAAGCTGACCAGCGCGTCGCGCTTCATCCCGCGCGTGCGATCCACCGCCTCGCCGGGCGCGTCGCCCAGCGGGTTGTCAGTGTCCGGCAGGTTGCGCAGGAAATCCGCTAGCGTTCCCATGTCCCGACTCCGGTGGTGTGGCGCCTCGCTGCAGCGCCCGCAGCGCCGCCTGTGCGCGGGCCAGTTCGTTCAGCGCGCCGTTGCGCTGCTCGGTGAGCGCGTCGATCAGGTCTTGCGCGTCGAGTTGGATTGGTTCAGTCATCGCTTTAAACCGGCGCCGCTTCCAGCGTCCGCACCCGCGCCGACAGTTCCTGCACCGCGGCTACCAGCGGCGCGATGAACTCGGAATAGTTGAGCCCCACGGCCACATCCTCGACTTCGCTTAAGGCCACGATGCCGTTGTCGGCAAAGCCTGCTGTCGCCAGCGCGCCCCGCACTTCCTGCGCGATCAGTCCCCAATGCGGGCGCACGCCCGGCACCGGAGTCACCGTGTTGCCCATCACCGGCTCATCGTGCGCAGGCGTCACGTTGCCGTCGATGTCCACGGTTTCGGGCACCGGCTTGGTGCCGGTCTGCACCGGGGTGACGATGGTGCGCTCGGCGATCCACTTGTATTGCACTGGGCGCAGAGTCTCGATGAACGACAGGCCCAGCGGCGAATCCACGATGTCCTTTTTCAGCCGCGCGTCGCTGGTGTTGATGGCGCCGTTCTGCGCGTACACGGCGTTCCAGCGTTCCGCCAGATTGCCCAATGCCTGCGCGCCGTCGTAGGCCGGGTGGAAGCTGCCGCCGCCCTGAAAGGCGAGGTTCTGCCATGCGGTGTAGGCATCGTTGATGCAGCCAATGGCGAGATAGGCGTTGTTCGCGCCCTGCGCCGTGATGGTGAAGTGACGGTCCCCAACTCCGCTCGCCATCACGTCGATGGCGCCCTTGGGGTCTTGTAGATGCCCGAAGCTGGACGCGCCCGGCTGCAGGATCGAGCCCGTCATGAAGCGAAAGTAGGCACCATCGAATTGCAGGTAGCGCCCCCCGCCACTGCCGAAGAAATAGACGCCTTGATCGACGGCGCGATTGGCGAAGTGGTCAGCGCCCGTGACGTAGCTGTTGCTGTTGATCGAGCCCGCTGTCAGGTTGCCGGTGATGCCCACATTGCGCCCGGCGACGACATCGTAGGTGGCGTAAAGCGTTGGCGCCGAAATATTGAGCCCGGTGCTTAGGGTGTTCGCGGCGTTGAAGTTGAAGGAATTGCCTTCATGCAGAATCTGGTACTGCACTGCGCCCGCGGACCAGCCGCCGACGCGCCACTTGCCATCGGCGCTCAAGCCGAACAGCGAGGCATAGGCGCCCAAGATGTTGAAGGCCATGTAGGCCGCATCGCTGGGGCCGGCGCTGCTGAGAGACAGCTTGTGCTGGGGCGCTGCCTGTGCGATGGAGCCGACGCTGCCTTGAATATCGACGTTGCCGGTCACTTGGGTGGTGCCCGACAGAGTGATCCCGGCCGTGGCCGTCAGCACGCCGCCCAGCCACAGCGGGGTGCTGATGCCGGTCTGCGTGGGCGTCATGTCCATGATCGCGGCACCGCCCGCGGCCAGCGCCCAATGGTCGGTGCCGATGCGGTAGATGCCGTTGTCGGGGTCTTGCGTGAACGCCATCCCCGGCGCGCCCACGGTGCCGTCGAATATCTTGAACGGCGCTAGCATGCCGCCGCGGCCATTGCGGTCGAGGCTGTTGGTCAACTCGCTGGCGATGTCGTTGTCGGTGCCGTTCTCGAAACTCGCCATGATGGTGTTGCCTGCCACCACCGGGGGTAGTGGCAGTGCGTAGACTCCTGCGGCGTTGCGTGGCATGGCTTTAAAGTCCTTGTAGGAATGGTTGGCGGCGGCGCATCTCATCTTCCGACAGCGTGGTCGCCGCCAGCGCGCCTTCCTGCGCGTCAGCCTCGGCGAGTGCGCGCGCGAGCACGCTGGGCTCGCCCGTGCGCGGTCGCGCCATGTACTGCTGGTACGGCTTCGACAATACCGCCTTGCGCGCCAGCATGCGCGCCACCGGCAGCAGGACCGGGATCGCCGCGGCGTGCCCGGCGCCCAGCGCCAGCGCGCCGCCGCCCACGCCCGCGGAAATGCCGACATCGAGCGCGCTGATGCCGGGCGGCGTCTGCCGGAACTCGCGCATCGACAGCGGCGCGAAGCTGGCCGCGTTGGCGATCGTTTCCAATTCACCCGTCAACGGCCGGCCGGCCTGCTGCCGCGCTGCGATCTTGCGCGCATCGACGTTGCCGGTGCCTTCCGTCAGCGCCTTCTGCACGTCGTAGCTGCGCGCGATGCGCTGCCGCGCGGCTTGGAAATTCGCCAGCAGTTCGGGCTGGTTGGCGGCGGCGAGATTGTTGCCGACCAATTCCTCGATCGCGTTGGCGATGCCTTTCTGGTAGCGCGCCGCTTCGCTGTTGCCGCTGCGGAAGCTGCCATCGGCGTCGCTGCGCAGGCGCTTGATTAGCTCGACCGCGCTGCTGGGGGAAAAGCTGTTGCGGTTCACGTCACGCAACAGGTTCTCGACGTGCGGCAGGCGCAGCGAGTCCACGGCCGCGCCGCCGCCACCCGCGCCGATGCGGTCCAGATATTCGCTGTGCAGGTCGGCCAGCTTCTGCTGATAGGTGTTGTCGGCGCGGATCGGGCCGTTGAAATTCTTGACCGCATCGTAGGCGTTGCCGGCTTGTCGGCGCACGGCTTCCAGCATGTCGAACGACAGCGGCGCGTTCTCGGGCAGGCCCAAAGCCTTGCGGGCAAGCTCGTTGGTGATCGGCTGGTTGTCCACCGACAGCGCCTGCTCGGTCGCCGCCTTGCCAGATATGCCGCCCAGCACCTTGTTGGTGATGCTCGGATTGACCTGTGCCGGCGGGAACGCATAGCCAGCCTGCTGCGCTTCGCGCAGGTTGGCGTCGATCACAGCCCGCTGCGCAGCGGTGCGCTGGGCATTGGTCATCGCCGTCTGCGCCCGCGTCGCAGCGGCCGTTGTAGCGGCTGGCAACAGGGTCGCCGTGAGCGCCTGCCCGGCCGGGCCGGCGCCGTGCTCGCCCGCGAACTCGCTTGCCAGCATCGAGGCGCCGCCGGTCGCGGCGGTGCCCAGCGCCTGCGGCAGCGTCTGCGGCGCCGCGAACGCCGCTGCCGCGCCCTGCCCGCCCACGTGCAGGTAGCGCGAAGCGGGATCGTCGGGCCGGTTAGGGTTGATGGTCTGGCTGGCGCCGTGCTGCTCAAGCTGCTTGGCGATCCACTCGGGCGAGCCGGCGACGCTGCTGCGATCGGTCAGTTGCGGCAGGTTCTCGGGTTTGGCGCCGAAGGCGCCCATCACCGTGCCCACGCCCGCCTTCGCCAAGTCGTAGGCATTGAGCGCGGTCGCCACCGGCAGGCCGGCAAGATTCACCAGCGCGCCGCGATTGACGCCGGATGCAGCGGCCTGCGCGCGATCGCGCGCCGTCACCGGCTCGGGCTCGGGCGGCACCGCCTTGGCCCATTCCTTCGCCCACGGGCCGCTGTCCGCGCCGTCACTCCACTCGCGTTCCCACGGGTTCATTGCGCCCGTTCCCAACTCGTCGGCTGCTTCGGATCGCCACCTTTAAAGCGGTGGCCGTCCACGATGTCGCCGACCGTGGGCAGGGCCAGCGCGGGCGCCTTGGCCGGCGTCGAGAGCTTCTGCGCCTGCCGTCCCCACGGTCCCAACTCGTTCAGCTTCGACTGCTCGAACTGCCGCGCCGAGGCCAGCTTGGTCAGCACCGTCGGCGAGTCATCCTCGGGACCGGGCAGGAAGCCGCTGGCGCGCCGGTTCTCGCCGGCCGACAGCGCCGCGCCGTATAGCTCGTTGATGATCTGGGCCGAATCGCGCATGGTGTCGGCCAGTATCTGCCGCTGCGGCGCCGTCAGGTTGGCTTGATTGATGCGCGACTGCACGAAGCTCGGCGTCAGCGATGCCAGCGAAGTCACGTTGCCGAACACGTCGGGATTGTCCTTGACCCGCTGTTCCAGCGAGTCCAAGCGCGAGATGTTGCCGACGCGCTTGGTGCCTTCCATCACGTTCTTGTCGGCGGTGGCCTGCGACACCACCGGGCCGCGATACTCGCCCACGTTGCCGGTATCGGGATTGGTTACATACAGCCGTCCCGACGATGGGTTGTAGCTGACGATTTCCCCGGTCGGGCTGACGCCGTGCGCCTGCATCTTGCTGCCGCTGCCTTCACGCTTCAACTCCAGCAGCGCCTGCTGATTGGCGGCGCGATCGCGCGCAGCCTCGCGCTGCGCCTCGACCTGCAGCCGCCGCAGTTCGTACATCTGGTCGCGCTGCATCGCTTCGGCGCGCATCTTTTCCTCGGCCGTGACCGCGGTGAGCTTCTGCTTTTCCAGCGTGCTGATCGACTCGCGCAGGTTCTCGATCTGCTTCTGCCGCTTGTAGCCGGGATCGAGATGCACTTGCCCGCTCACGTCAATCTCGCCGCCTTCAACCTTTTGCGGCTGCATCATGTGCGCGCTCTGCTGCGCGAACTGCCCCTGCAATCCCTGCATGTCCTTCGGCCCCATGCCGGCAGCGAGCGCGGCGCCCAAGACCTGTACCCCTTGCCCGCCGCGAGTGCGCGCCGCCGCGGCCATATCGGTGTAGTCGGGGTCTTTGTTCAACTCGGCCAGTTGCTGCTGGTAGTTGGCGATCTGCGTGTCATAGCCCGCCGCGAGCCCGCCAAGGTTCGACGCCCGCGCCGCGTTGGGCAGCACCCGCCCCTGCTGCACCGGATCGGCCGGCACGCTCGCCGCCGCGGCGGTGGCCTGCGGCAGCACGCTCTGGTCGCCGAATTCGAGCCCCCGGCGCTTGCGCAGCGCGAACGCCAGAGGCAACCGCGGCGGGTCGCCGCTGCCGGTCACGCTGTCGTCGGGGCCGAACAGGTCCGGTGCAGTGGGGTCAATGTACATGGTGTAGGTAACTCCTTATTCCGGCCCGTACCCGCTCATGTCGTTGCGCAGCCGCTCCATGCGATCGTCGAACATCTTTTTGCGCTCGCCACCCAGCGCGTTCGACTTCAACTGCCCGCCGACGCGATTGATGCCGGTGGCGAGCATTTCCATCGGGTTCGCCGCGGTCATCACCCGCGAGTTGCCGCGCATGGTTGGCGCCGCTTCGCTGCGCAGTTCGTCAGCGAGCTTCTGCTGCCGGTCAAGGTCGCGCTCCTGCCCGCCGAACGCAGCCTGCCCCAGCGCCATCTTGACCGCGCCCATCTGCGGATCACGCGCGCCGGCCAGCGGCGCCTGCGGCGGTGGCGGCATGCCGCCCATCGACGGCCCGCCGGGATCGGGGCCGAAGTTGTCAGCCATGCCGCCGGGGGGCGGCATACCGCCGCCGGGGGCCGGCGGGGGCATCGACAGACCGGGCACGGTGTTGCCGCCCGGCATGCCGGGTGCGGGTGGCGGCGGGGCGCCGCCCGGCCCGCCCGGTGGCGGCGGGGCGCCGCCCGGTGGCGGCGGGGCGCCGGGTGGACCGCCGGCCGGCATGCCGGGCATGGCGCCCGGCCCGCCAAGGCCCGACAACATGCTGGCGAGCTTGCTGGGATCGCCGCCGGTCATCTGCTGCAGCATCGCCATCAGGCTTTTCATGTCCATTCCGCCAACGGGTGAGGCCATCGCTTAAGCTCCTTGCATGTCGGCGCGCACCACGTCGCGCCACTGCTTTAAAACCGTTTCCACCTGTTCCCGCTGCGGTGGTGGCAGATGCTCGACGCGAGCCACGTTGTCGTCCCGATAGGCGGTGCAACTCCAGCAGTCGCGGCTGCTGTTCTCGCCTTCGCTGTAGTACGCCGCCACCAACTCGGGCGCGTTCTGTCGCAGGTACTCGAACACACGCTCGCGCGACCAATCGCGCAGCGGAAACTTGTAGGTGATGCCGAACTCGTCCACGCTGTCGTGCTCGATGCGCGGGCGCCGCTTGTCGCTGTTGCGCTGGCCGCGATAGACCACCTTGGCGCCGACGTTCTGCACCGCATGCTGCAGCGGCAGAAAGCGCGAACGCCCGCAGCAGTCGAGATAAGACTGAAACACGATCGGCCGCTTGCCGTAGATGTGCTCGCCAAAGCGCGTATGGCTCACCGGCACCACGTCCACCGGCCAGCCATAGGTGCGGATCACTTCCGGCTGGTTGCCCCGTACGTGCAGGAAGTGCGGCACCATGCGCCCCACGTCGGCCATCAGTTCCGTTGTCTCGTCGTAAGCGGCGCCGGTATCGCACCACATGACCACCGAATCGGACCACAGCCCGCGCAGGTAGATCAACAGCGCCATGCTGTCGATCCCGCCTGAAATTTGGATCGCGTTGTGCATGGCGCCTACATCATCGCCGCGCTGGAGCCAAGGCCCATCGCACCGGACATCATGCCCTGCGTCTGCTGCTGCTGGGCGTTGTACTGATCCATCATCCCTTGCCCGGTCATCTGCGCCGCCTGCAGCGACTGCACCGGCTGCGAGCCCACGGCGGTCTGGAAGCCGGGCATCTGTGGCGACTGCACCTGTTGCCCGGTCATCAGCGCGTTCATCTCGTTCAAGCTCATGTTGCGGCGCTGCGCTTCCTCGGCGATCTTCTGCTGCCGCAACTGCGTCTGCAGGCCGATCGAACTCATCGCCTGCTGGTAGTTCTGGTTGTCCACACCTAGCTGCTGCTGATAGGTGTTCATGCCCGCAGTGTTGTAGAAATTGCCCGCTGCCAGCGACTGCTGGAACTGCGCTGCACGCGCCGCGTTCTGCGCCTGCTGCGAGGCAAGGTCTTGCTGGAAGCCCTGCTGGCCGGCACCAAGGCCGAATGTAGCCGCGCCCTGCTGCTGGCCGAACAGATTTTGCAGTGCAGTGTTGCGCGCCTGCTGCGAGCCTTGAGCCTGCCCGTATGCCTGCTGCTGCTGCCCCATCAGCATGTTCTGCAAACCTTGCTGCTCCTGCCCGCCCTGCTGCACGGCGTTGAAACGCTCGCGCGCTTGGTTGTCACTCAACGCCTGCATCTGCTGGTTGTAGTTTTCGCTGCCGGGCGTGATGCCTTGGTTCGCCAGTTGCGTGCGCAACTGCGCCGTCGCCCGATCGTGCTCGGGCTGCATGCGATCGAACAGCGACTGCTCGATGCGCTGCCGATCGGCGCTGAAATTCGCCGCGTTGGTGGTCTGCGTGTATTGCGGCAACCCCTGCGTGTCCTGCCCGGTGATGCCTAGCTGCTCGCGCCCGGTGGTGATCTGCTGCGGCGCCGACGTGTCCATGCCTTCCTGCTGCACGTAGTTCTGCATCGGCTGCGTGCCGGTGATATAGGCGCGGGCATCGAGCCGGCCGGCGGCGGGCGTATCCCGATCGACCTTGGCCCAATCGAACGGCTGACCGAATTCGCTTGCCACCCGGCCCGTGAACGATTGGGCCAAGTCCGATCGACTGTTCTGCATGGCGATCTGCTTGTCGAGCGCCGTCTGCAGTTGGGGGTTAAGGTTCTCGCTTTGCACCCACTTCGTGACTGCGTTCCCGGTGCCGGGATCAATGTCCTGATAGGTCTGCCATTCGGTACGGCCCCACGGGGTGTACTGCTGCGGCCGGTTGGCCCAATTCTGCTGGGCGGTGAGCGCAGCACTCGACGCCGCCTGCTCGCGCGCGGCGTCGTTGTAGTCGGGTACTTGTGGTGCTGACTTGCCGCCCATTGTAGGTACTCCCTTTAGTGCGAGAAATGCTGGTCGAGCTTGTTGAGCCAGTGGCAATCCTCGCGCAGCATCTGCAGCACGATCAAATCGTCGCCCGTGTCCCAGCCATCCTTGACCCGGTGTATTTCCCTGAACCCCATGCGCTGCACGAACTTTAAAGAGCGGGTGTTGCTGGCCGCGACCGGCGCCATCACGGCGCGCATGTCCAACTGGCGGAACGGATAGTCGAAGCTGCGCCAGATCAGGGTGCGGCTCAACCAGCGCCCCGTGCCCGCCACGTGCATGCTGCAGACGTGGCCCCAAAAACCATTGAACGCCACCGCACCCAGCACGGCGTTGTCGAACTCGGAGAGTGAAGCAAATGCCTGAAAGTCACCACTCGGCGGCAGGCGCACTTCATGCTGCTGCAGGAAATTCAGCACGGTGATTTTTTCGTCTACCGTCAGTGCCGACACCACATGCATTTACGCACCCTTGAAAAAGTAGGCCAGCAACGCGCTGACCACCACCACGATCATGCCTTCGAGCGCGATCGTGATAAGTCTTACTCGCGCTTCCAGCAGCGCCAGCCTTGTGCCGACGCTGCCGTTGACCGGCGGCTCGCCGGCCGGGTTCACTTTTGCGGCGCGTAACAATAGACCACCATATCGGTGATCGGTGGGTACGTGGCGCCTTCCGCCAGCGGCCCGTTGTTGAAAATTTCAAGGTAGTACACGCCGGCCGGCTGCAACACGATCACGCCCGCGCCCGGTGGCCCGCCGACGCAGTACGGGATGCTCGGGTAGGTGCCGATCGTCTGATACAGAATCTTGCCGCTGCCGTCGCGCAGCTTCACGTCGCGCTGCTGCGGCCCGCCACTCGCACCATGCTCGCCGATCGAGATGGTGTTCATGTTCGGTCCCTTGGGCGTGTCGGCGGGGATCGTGAGCGTGAGCTTGTACAGGTCGTCGCCCTTCATGCTCGGGTACGGGGCCACGCCCGTGATGACGTGCCCGCCGAACGGCAGCACGCCTTCCTCGCCGCCCTGCGTGCCGGTTTCAACGCCGGTCGGCTGGCCGCTGGTGTACTGCTGGCCGACAGTCCAATCGGCTTGAGTGTAGTAGTTGAGCACGGGCGGCGGCATGAGTGAGAACTGCACCACGTCGCCGCCATCGAGCAGCACCTTGTTGGCCCAATCGTGCGCCTGCAAGTCCTCGACCATCTTCATCGAAGTCTGGTAGCTCTTGGCTGGCACCCACAACGGATCGCTTGGTTTTGTGCTTGGACGATTCACGCGCGTTCCTTTCGGTAGGGTTAGCTTTTTCTGACGGGCCACTTTAAAGCACTCCTTGGCCGATTTCAGCCAATAGCTTCCACGTCGTAAAAATGGTGCCGGGCGACTCGCCCGTGAAGTCCATGCGCAGCGAGCAGTGGGTGCCCAGCCCTTCGGCGCCGACCCACGCATTGTAGAAGTTGCCGCTGCCCGCCCATACGGCGTTGTCCCACTGCGCGCCGTCCCACAGCGCGAGCCCGCGGGGGCTGTAGATGGGCGAGCCCGGTATCGGCTGGAAGCTCCAATCGGTGTTGATCTGCGCCTTGACGCTGGGCGCGCTCGGGGCGATGAACATGGGCATGACCATCAGCGGGCGCTTGGTGTGAAACTCGTCACTGTTCATCGCCACGAACGACGTCTGCACCTGTGCCACCACCGCGGTCCCCGGCGTGCCGTCCTGCAGGCTGTCGTCGGTGCCGCCGAAAAACATCTGCATCACCTTGCCGTCCTTGGTGCCGAAGTACAGATCACCGTCATGCGCCTCGATCGACAGCATGGGGATGCCGCTGAACTCACTCCAGCCGCCCGACAGCGTGCCGTACACGTACTGCAGCCCGTCCTGCGGGCCGTTGTGCGGCGTGATGATGATGGCGCACTGCTCGCCCATGAAATGAATCAACTGCCAGAACGGCGACTGATAGCTGCCGCGCACGTCCTGCGCAATGCGCTCCATGTAGCGCGCCCAATCCTCATCGCCACCGCCCAACTCGCCGCCCGGCACCTTGAGCCCGCGCGCCGCCGTCAACTGGCTCATGCGCTCGACGCCGTTGGGGGTGATGATGGACAGGTCGCCGCCGTACTTGGACATGAAGCGCCTGCCTACAGGCACCCTGCCGACGGCCCAGCGCCCCGCGATGCGGAAATCCCCCGGCGTAGCGGGGTCAGTGCCTTCGTACACCAGCACGTCGCCCCCGCGGCCTACCACCACCAGCTTGTCGTCAACGCCGTCGCCCGCGTCGAGCGTCCACGATGCCATCGCCGCAAGGTCGCCGCCGAACACCAGCAGCGGCCCGAAGTCGAACGGCTGCGCCACACCTTGAAAGGCGAGCACCGGCAGATACCATGCGATGTTGGAATTGAGCGCGATGAACCAGAGGCGGTTTTTCCACACCATCACGAAGTCGAACTTGCTGGCGTCGGTGCCGGTGATGCCGGCGGTGCGATCGACCCAGCCGCCGGCATCCTCGAACGTCCACACCCCGCCCCCGGCGCTGCAGGCCACCAGATAGTTCTGCCCACCCGCGCTGAAATTAGTCCAACTGAACACGCCCGGCGTGCTCTGGTTCGGCACCGTCAGGAACGGCGTCACCGCATCGGCAGGCGTTACCTGCTGCGCCGTGACTTCGTAGATGATGCCGTCCGAACACGCCGCCCACAGTCGCGGCGCCATGCTGCTGCCGGCGCCCCGCGGCGGCAGGTAGGACATCAGCGAGCGCACTTCACCGGGGATGCCGCTCATCCAGCGCCGGTAGCCGCGGCGAAGCTCGACCCCGTACCGCCGGCACAGCACATTGCGCAGCAGCAGCGCCGTGTTGGCGTCCTGCGCGTTGAGCGTGTAGCGCACCGTCAGCCCCTTCAACGGGGCCGGGAACATGCCGCCCTGATACCGCTGCGGCTGGGCGGCAAGAGCGTTGCGCGCGGCCATCAGATCAACTCCAGACGCCCGTGCCGGTAGCTCCCGTGGCCCCGGTAGCTCCGCTCGGGCCGGAAGCGCCCTGCGGCCCTGTAGCGCCGACCGGGCCGACCGGGCCGGGCACCACTGACGGCGCACCTGTGGCGCCGGTTGCGCCCGTGCCGCCGGTCGCGCCCACTGGACCCGGCACCGTTGACGCCGCGCCCGTGGGGCCGGTAGCCCCGGTGAGGCCGATCGGGCCAACAGGTCCGATCGGACCCGGCACGGTCGAGGCGGCGCCGGTCGCGCCCGTGGCCCCGGTGAGGCCAATGGGACCGATCGGGCCGGGATCGCCCTGCGGGCCGGGTACGGTCGAGTCGGCGCCGGTCGCACCCGTGGCGCCGATCGGGCCGGGCACGGTCGAGGCGGCGCCCGTCGCACCGATCGGGCCGGTGGCGCCTGTGGTGCCGGTCGCGCCCTTCGGGCCGGGCACGGTCGAAGGATCGCCCGTAGGCCCAATCGGGCCGGGCACCATCGACTGCGGGCCGGTCGCGCCCTGCGGGCCGGGGATGCCGGCAGTACCTACAATGTTGCCGATCAGGCCGACGCCTTCCGGCGCGAACGAGATGGACAGGATCGGCGCGCCCTTGTCGGCGCCCGCGCGCGACGCAAAAGCGGTGTTGAAGTCGGCCGTCGCCGCTTCCGATGAAAAGCTGTTCCACTCCAGCCATTTCTTGCGCGCCAGCAGCGCCACCAGATAGGCGTCGAGCACAAAGCTGTCGCCGTTCTTGTCGAGCGTGTTCTTGCGCAGCAGCGGATCGCTTTCGTCAATGATCTGCGCTTTGCTGATGTAGTAGAAGCTGAACGGCACCGGGTCGGGGTAGGGTGGCCCCATCACCCACAACTGATCGCTGCGAATCTGCCAGAACGCCGCTGCAGCGGGGTAGCCGACGGCGTTGAAGCGCGCCCACGTCTGCGCCGACGCCGGGCCGCTCACCAGCGGCGTCAGCGCCTGCGAACTCCACTGCGTCTGGTCGATGAAGCGATAGAAGTCCACCGGCATCGCAAACGCTTTCTGCTTCTGCCCCGGCATGTCGGCGAGCACGTCGATGCGGCCTTCCGCGGTCAAGTCCTGCCATTCGCGCAGCGCCAGCAGTTCCGCGCAGGCATCGGTGATCGCCCCACGCATCTGTGCGTGCTTGGTGTCAATCGAGCCTGCGGGGTCCGAGGAAGCCGGATAGCCAACCAACGAGCAGATGAAATTAATCGCCTGCCCGAAGTTGAACTGCGCGATTTGTACAGGCATTGCCTTATCGCCGTTGGTTGTTCTGCGCTTGCTTCGGCTGCTGTTCCACCGCCGCCACCCGCGCCAGCAGTTCCGCGATCTGCGCGTCGCGCTGTGCCATCTGCGCGTCGCGCGCTTCCAGTTCGGCCTGCACCTTGCGCAGCGGCGCTTCCTCTTTCTGCACTTCAAGGAACGCCGCGGCCTTGCGTTTCAGGTCCATCGAGCCGGGCAGCTTCATGCAGGCGCTGTCAGCCAACTGGCTCAACTGCTCGATGGTCCGCACGCCGATGTAGCGGTATTCCTCGATCTGCGCCAGCGACACCTTGCCCCACAGTTCCAGCGGCGTGCCGATCAACTGCTCGCTGCTCTCGTTGCGCTTCCAATCCTCGTACTGCTTGCCGAAGCGCCGGATGTCGCCCGCGCCGGCCGGCCGCATGATTACGTTGTCACGATCGCCGGGAATCATTATCTGGATCATGTCCACTTCTTTAAAGCGCATCACGCCATCGACCGCGCTCGCCGCGTCGTCACGCGCGGCCTTGCGAAAAAAGCGCACGGCCAGATGCTCGTCGCCCTTGCGGCTGTCGCCGGGGGTGAAGTCCTGCGGATCACCGTCATACGTTTCCATCGTCTGTAGCTCCTAGCTGGGTCAACGTGCGGCGCTGTTATTGGCGCAGCGCCTGCGCCTGCATCAGTTGCTGCTGCAGGGCGCCCGGCAGCGCGCCCCCTTGCGGTGGCCCGCGCATGCCGTGGTGCTGCAGCGCGCCGCCCATCGGGCGCATGCCGATCGGTGGCCCGCCCTGCGGCATCCCGCCGGGCGGTCGGCCCATCGGTGGCCCGCCGGGTGGTGCGCCCATCGGTGGCCCGCCCGGCGGCGCGCCTTGCGGCATGGGTGGTCGCGGCTGCATCTGCGACTGCTGCAGCGCCTGCATGCCCTGCATGCCTTCGGGCGTCATCGGGTGCATCGGCATGCCCATCGGTGGCCCGCCGGGTGGCGGTGGTCCGCCCTGCGGCCCGGCAAAGCCGGCCATCTGTGCGTATTGGGGCGGCATGCCCCCGCTGGTTGCGCCCATCGTTTAATCCTTCCTGCGCAGCGCCGCCGCGGTCATCGCCTGCCGCAGCAGTTGCGTGCCGCGATCGACTTGATTGAAGTCCTTGCCTACAGATTGCGGAATCTGCACCTTGGCCGCGACCGCGGGGCTGTGCGCCACCGCGGCCATCAGCCGCGCCTGCGGGGCCGACTTACTCGGCACCCTTGCGAGCCTTTTTGTGCTTGCCGTTGGCTTCGTCGTCACCATGTTTTTCAAGCTCCGCGGCGAGTAAGGCATCGGACTCCAGTTCAAGCTGCTTCTGCGTCGGCTCGTCCGGTTCCTTGCCCAACGCACGCGCCTCGGCAGCGTTCTCGCGCTCGATGCGCTCCTTGGTCGCCGCCTCGATCTGCGCCAGCGCCGCATCCTCGGCGGCGTTCTCGCGCTCGGCGATTTCGTGGTCGGCGTCGGTCGCCGGCCGCTCCACGCCGTCGCCACCCGTGGCGAAGATACGCACGAACGCCACACCGCCCTTGTCGAAAAATTCGTAGCGCATGACTGCTCCTTATGCCGGTGCGGCCTGCGCCGCGGTTTCCGAAGCGAACACCGATTGGCCGTTCACCAGCCCGATGCCGCTGCGGTTGGTATAGCCCGCCGCAACCGCATTGCCGTTCGCCACCGCACCCGTAGCGCCCAGCAGGCGCATCCCGAAGCCGGTGTAGGGCGAAGTGGAACCCGCATCGCGCGAGCCGCCATTGCCCGCGGCCATCAGCGCGATGCCGGTGACGTAGGGGTTAGGCGAGAATTTGATCGTCCACGCATCAGCCGGGACCGGGTTGGCGATGGTGCGCCCGCCGCCGATGTACATATAGCGGCCATCGGTGAAGTTCGTAGTCACCACGTTGGGCGGCGGCGGCGCGGCATAGGTCGGCTTGGTGCCGGGCTCTTGGTTGTAGTTAAAGCCTGCTTGCGCCACCGTGCCCTGCGGCGACAATACCGTGATGCCGTCCCGCTGCAGCGCGTAAAAGACCGAATTGAGGCCGAAGCCGATGCCGGTCGAGAGTGCGCCGGTCGAGCACGTGCCGGGCGAGCCCTTGTCGAAGGGCGAGCCCTTCGGCCCCGACAGCGGATCGAAGATGATCGGGCGATTGCGCCCGTCAACGGGGCCACCCGTGGGGTTGCCTAGATTGTTCGCAAGCGAGTCGCTGGGAAGTCCTGCGGGCATGGTGCGCTCCTGTAGGTGAATGGTGACGCGGCGGTGCGCTAGGGCAACCGCCGCGAAGAACCTGCAGCCGTGACAGGCTACGGGCTCTTGAGCCGCCCTTGGAAGTATTGACCGGAGCAGGTCAGGTTGCCGGCCCACGCCAGAATCGTGACTTCCGCGTCCTGATTGATCGCGTAGCGTTTGTTCGGCGACAGCGGCACCATGTCGCGCCGCGCGTGCGGACGCCATTTCAGGTACTTGGTGTTGAGGAACAGCATGGTCTTGGCCGGCGCACCCGTGCCCCATGACGAACTGGCGAAGTAGATGCCGCCGTCGAGCACCACGTCGGCGTCCATGAACTTGATGGTCGGGAAGCCGAGGCGTGCGCTGTCGGGGTTGGTGAAGCGTTGCAGCGACTGCAGCGAGGCCACGTACACGCCCCACATGAAGTTGTCGGCGATGATGACGTTGGGCCGATCCTGCCCGCGGACCAGATTGGCCCAGCAGTCATTCATCGCGGCCGGCAGGTTCTGCGGCGTCGCCGCTGCCGCCATCAGGCTGAAATACGGGCGCCAGAAGGCCCACGTGCTGCGCACGATGCCGCCGTAGGGCACGGCGGTCTGCACCCGCCCGGTGGCCGCGTCAGAAGGCACTGCTGCGTCGATGCCGGTGATGGCCTTGCCCCCGGCGCTGGTGCCGTCGCCATAGAACCCGTACGACAGGATGTTCGCCATCGTGGATTCGCCGACGCCGATGCGCGCGTCGAGCAGGTCGATCATCTGCTCGCGTCCGCTGTTCTGCAAATCTTCCAGCCCCGACATGACGATCGGCACCGCGGCCTGCCGCAGCGAAAAGCGGGCGGCGCTGATGACATCCTGCGCCGCGACGGGCAGCAGGTCGTAGCCGGAATAAAAGCCGCCGTTGCTGTTCTCGGCGAACGACAGTTCCTCAAGGATTTCGGAACCGCCGGAAACGGTCTTTACGTTGCCCTTGTCCTTGATGTAGGCAAGACCTGCATTGTTGTTGGTGACGTTATCCGCGATCTGGCGCGAGCGCGACTCGATCGTGGTCGCAACGATGTCGGTGACGGTGGGGAAAGACATGGCTTCCTCTCGATAGGGTGGACGAAGAAAAGCAAAATCGCTTCAAGTCGTCGCCTCTTTCGGTGGGGGAGCCATGTCCTTTAAAGCGGCATGCTCACTCCGGTGCAGAGGATGGCGCGGCGCGAGGCCGGGTTCATGCACGAAGGCGGTACTGTGCTGCGAGCTTGTAAAAGTTACGCGCTAGTGCGCAAGGTGTCAATCGACGCCAGCAGCGACTCGCGCACCGACGGGTTGCTGTTGCCGCTGGTGGTGGCGAGGCGGGCCGCGGGCGGGGCGCCGCCGGAAGGCAGACTGGACGACGCATGCCGCGCTGCAGCGAGCGTGCGCGCCGCCTGCGAGGCGTTCATGCGGCCCTGCTGCGCCGTCACTTTCTTGAGCACTTCGGGCTCGATCATAATGGCCCGCTGGTAGGCATCTTCCATGCTCATTTCGATCCCGCGCTTGGCCGCGGCGTCCATCACGTCGGCCATCGTCAGCCGCACGGCGTCGAAGTGCTCATGCTTGGCGTCGGCTTTAAAGGCGCTGACTGCATCGCGGACCTGCTCGCTGCTTTGCTGCTGGGCGTACTGCAGCAGCGCATCCATGCGCGGATCGCGGAACTGCTGCGGCTGCTGCTGCGGCACCTGTGCCTGCTGCGTCGGGTACAGCGGCGACTGCGCCGCCGGGCCGCGCTGAATCGCCTGCGCCAGATGGGCGTCGAGCGCGTCCAATGGCACGCCGTAGCGTTGCACCAGCGCGGCGACGAAGGCGGCGCGGTCGTTGGGCGCCCCGGTGCGCAGCAGCGTCGCCGCTTTCAGGTAGTCATGGAACGCCGCCAGCGGCTCGCCGCCTTCGGCTTCCATCAGCGCCCGGTACGGCTCCACGATCGAGTTGAAGCGATCGACGTGCTGGCGCATGTGCGCGTTCTCGCGCATGCGGTGGACCTGCTCGTTCTCGCGCCGCTGGATTTCCTGCTGCACGTCGGGCGCCAGCGTTTTCCAGTGCTC